GATTAACGCGATAAATGAAGTGCTTGGATCCTATGTTAGTCCGTCTGAGTGGCTTAACAGTTGTCGCTTTGGGCCGGGTGTGTTTAACTCACCGGGCGCTAGAGGACTTACGTCTATCTACGACAAGCTGCAAGTCACGCCCTCAGTCACTCCAGACTTTGGGCTCGCGGGAAGCATGCTCGTGATGAGCTCGCCTTCTTGGGCGCGATCCATTACTGAACTCGAATACGAGGGCTTCTGGCCTTTCGTTCGGGAACAGGACTTGGTAATCGTGCCCGGCAACCGCGTAAGCTTCGTGCCGAAAACAGCCACGACCGACAGGGCGATAGCCATAGAACCGTTGATCAACATCTACGCCCAGCTGGGCCTCGGTGCTATGATCAGAAGACGGTTGAAGGCCTTTGCTCATATCGATTTGAACGACCAGTCCCTTAACCAGGAACTGGCTCGGGAAGGATCGATACGTGGTTACTTATGCACAATTGATCTCTCGAGCGCCAGTGATACTGTCGCTAGTGGGGTTGTGCGAGCGCTCCTCCCGGAGTGCTGGTACTCCTATCTTAATCTTTGCCGGAGTAAATTCGGCGAGGTTGATGGTAGGGCTTTTGTGTACGAGAAGTTCTCCAGTATGGGGAACGGTTTCACGTTTGAACTAGAGAGCCTCCTTTTTTGGGCGTTCTCAAAAGCAGCGTGTGAAATCTCCGGTTGCGCTGACATGATTAGCGTGTACGGAGACGACATTGTAGTTCCTGTCGACGCCTACGAAACCCTTGAAGAGATTCTTACCTTCTTCGGCTTCGAACTTAATCGTTCGAAGTCGTTCAGTAATGGCCCTTTTCGGGAATCTTGTGGCAAAGACTACTACAACGGTGCGGACGTCCGTCCCTTCCTCCAAAAGGAAGTTCCTCAGGGTCTTGAAGACCTATTCACTCTCGCTAATGGCCTTCGTAGGCTGGCTCATCGTCGTCTACACCCTTACCCAGGGTGTGATGTGCGTTATCGCCGGGCCTACGAGTCGGCAGTGCGAGCGATCCCTAAGCCTGTACGACTTGCTGTCCGGGTCCCTGCTCATGCAGGTGATTCGGATGGTCTTGTAACAGATTGGGATGAAGCCCAAGTGTCCCCCTTCGTTCGGAGTCATCCGTACGGTTGGGAGGGCAGCTTGGGTCTGAGGTTTGCCTACGTCTCTTCCGAGGCGTCGAAATGTTACCATTTCGAAGGTGGAGTAGCGTCGCTACTCTACAAGGCAAGGGCGAACTTTGAAGGTTCCGACCTCACAGTGCCGGTCGGCACTGAGATGGGTCCCTCTGCTTCTCCAAGGCAGGGGAGGAGTGGTTCCTTCAAATTAC